CACCGGAATGCGCTGTTCCTCGTGGCGACCCCGAACCCCGATCAGCCGTATGCACGCACCCGCGTGGTGGACGTGGTGGCGGACTACCTCGGGCGAGGCGATCAGCTCGGGCTTATCACCGATGCCGTGTCCATCATCACCGCCGCCGCAGAGTCGGCCGACCCCGCTACACGCCTGCCCGCGCAAGCGTGGCTAGGCCGCGTGGCGCACTTCTACGCCGACGCCTACGCGTATGACCTCGCGGAGTACACGGGGGGTATCCATGCCGTCCGCTGACTGGTTCGACGTGGTGCGCAAGGGCAACGCGTGGCATGGCCCGCGTGAGTTCCCGAAGCCCTCGCGGTGGGTCACGCATGCGCGGCCCGTGTCATGGTTCGTGCGCCTCGTGCGCCGCCTTCGGGGGCAGTGATGGACCACCCTTTCCGCTTCGCCATCGACGCATCGACGTTCACCGAGGGGCCCACCATGCCCGGGGTTTACTTCGACCTCGACAACGGCCTTTATCACAAGGGCGAAGGGCTTTCGTCCACGGGTGTGCGGCGGTTTCTCAAGACGCCCTTTCACTACTACGCCGCCACGCTCCCGTATCCGAAGGCGAAGGCCGCCGCGCCGAGCGCATCGCAGTTCAACGGCACGCTGGTGCATTGCAGCTTGCTCGAATCCGACCAGTTCGATAAGCGGTATCGGGTGGGCCCCTCAGGGGTCAACAAGAATACGAACCGATGGCGCGAATACGTGGAGGAATGGGCCTCCCAGGGCGTCCAGGTCATCGGCGAGGAACAGGCCGAGGCGGCCCACGCCCAGGCCCGAAACCTCCGCGCGCTTGAGCCCGTGGCCGAGCTACTGGCGGACGGCGTGTGTGAAACCTCGGGCTATTGGATTGACCCGAAAACGGGTGTCCTGTGCAAGTGCCGCCCCGACTGCATCAGCCCTGTGCAGCACCGCACCGCATTGATGCCCCTCGACGTGAAGACCGCGACGGACGCGAGCGAAGACGGATTTGCGCAGGCCGCCGGACTGCACGGATATCACTATCAGGCCGCTTGGTACTGCGACGGCTATTCCATCGCCTCGGGCCTGCCGGTGCATGAAATGTTGTTCGCCGTCGTTGAAAACGAGTACCCGTATGCAGCGGCGGTCTACATGCTCGACGAAAAGGCCATCGCCTACGCGCGCCGTCGAAATGCTTTCGCCCTGCAACGGTTCGCCGAGTGCAAGCGCACGCAGCAATGGCCCGGATACCCGCCCGAGGTCAGAGAAATTTTTCTCCGCGATTGGCACATGCGGGATTAGATGACACACACCATGCAAAGGAAATCACCATGAATCTAGGCATCGATGCCAGCAGCCCCACCGATCATAAATTGGTCGGCGAAGTCTGCGAAACCGTGTTCAAAACCTTCGCCAGCATGAGCGAGGAACACCAGCGGCCCGGGGTGCTGTGTAGCGCGCTTCTCCGCGTGTTCGCCGTGCTGATCGCCCGCTGCACCTCACCCGACCGGGACGCACAAACGGTCACCAGCATTCAGCAGTATTTTCCCCCTGCCATCGCCGAGGCCCGCGAGGTTTTGAAGGCGTTGGAACGCGAACACAGCGAGGCCCGCCCATGAGCGAATTCGACCCCTTCGACGACAACGAAAACGGCACGGCCCTTGCGGCCCCACCGCCTCCCGTCACGTCCTCTGCCCTGGCCCTCCAGTCCCGCGAGGTGGCAGAGATTCAAGTCAAATACATGATGGCGCAGCGCTTCCCGCGCGACGAAAAAAAGTGCCTTGACCGCATCGTGAATGCCTTCTCACGAACCCGCCTCGCAGAGCTTGCACAGTACGAATATGCGAAGGGCGGGAACACCATCACGGGCGGTTCCATCCACGCGGCCCAGGCCATCGCGCAGCTATGGGGGAACATCGAATTCGGGTTCAAGGAAATGAGCCGGGGCACCGGGTCCGATGGCGTGCCGTACAGCGAAGTCCAGGCGTATGCACACGACCTCGAAAGCCGCACGCACCGCCCCGTGACCTTCATCGTGCGCCATTGGCGCGACACGAAAAAAGGGGGCTACCGCCTCCGCGATGAACGGGACATTTACGAACTAACCGCCAACATGGCGCAGCGCCGAACGCGCGGGTGCATCTTCGCTGTCATCCCTCAGGACATCATCGATACGGCCCTAGAACAGGCTGACATCACGTTGCGCACGAAGGCCGACACCTCGCCCGAGGCCCTGTCGAAAATGCTCGACGCGTTCGCCCCGTTCGGCGTCACGAAGGCCCACATTGAAACGCTCACGCAGCGCCGCCTAGAGGCCATGACCCCGGCCCAAATGGTCCGCCTGAAACGCATTTACCAGAGCCTCCGCGACGAAGTGAGCAGCCCGCGCGACTGGTTCGACATGGGCGACCCCGAGACCCCCGAAGCGTCCGACGTTCCCGACCGTGTGCAGGCCGCGCGCGATGCCATCAAGGGCAAGCGTTCGCCACCACCGGCCGCGCCGCCGCTCGATCCCATGAGCTTCGAAAAGTTCGCCGCGTCCATCAAGAACGCCATCGACAAGGAAGCCGCCGCCGAAATCCTCGACGCCTCGCGGGGACTGCTGACACCCGAAGAAGCGGACGACCTCGCGGGCCTGTACCACATCACATGGGTGGAGGAATGACACCCATCATTCAATGATTTTCAGGGCGTGCGTTACCCGTTTTCTTTTCCCCATCCCTCCCAAGTTCAACGCCACCGGCCACGCCGGACGCCCTCTTTTTTCAACCTCACCAGGGGCACACCATGACCCATATCGACATCGATGGCACGTATGTATCGACCGAACGGCAACAGCGAATTTCATCGGCCACGGCGCGCGCGGTGGTGGAGTTGATCGGAAACTTCTCCGCAGAGAAAACCGATTGCGAGGCCGCTGTAAACGGACTGGTTCACGCGCTCGGGTTCATCACCGGCACTTCGTTTTGCGCCCGCTGCGAAATCGGGTGGATGGCCTTTATCAACAAGCAGATTCCCCACCTCGCAAACCAGCACCGGCAGGCATTCGGGGATATCACTCCGTGCACATGCGTGCATTAAGGGCCGCCATGTTGACGTTAAAGAACCGGACCCCCGGAACCCTCCGGAGCATCAAGCGGGACGACCGCGCGGACCCCCCATGTTTCAAAATCCGGGTGGACGTGGACGTACCCGCGCCCATGCTTGACACGGTGGCCCCCGGCCTAGAGGCGGCCCTTTTCAAGGAAGCGGACCAGGGCGATTTACTCGGGCTCGACCCCGTAGGCACGCGGACTGCCGTGCGGTTTCCCGACCTCGCGGCCCCGGTCGTCCTGCACGCGGAAAAGGTTGTGCAAAACCTTATTGTCCACTCGACTATTGCCGAGGCAAGCACCCCCGGGATTGCCCTCGAATGCCGGTTATTGACTGTCGGAATCCAGCCCCACGAAGGCGGGCGCGTAACGCTCGCGCTCACTCTCAGCGGCGGGGAAAACCTCCCCGTTCTGCACGCCGGTTCGCTAACCCTGTTGATGGGTCGGGCCGTGTCCGTGGAACTGGTTCCGCTCTTTGAAAAAACGGGCAACCGGGCCGGTACTGTTGACAACAGAACGCCCGTTCGCGTTGAATCGAGCCCGGCCCCGGACTGACGCAGCGCGTACAAAGTCCGTAACCAAACTTTCAGGGAAAACACACCATGTCAACGACGACCGAAACGAAGTGGACACACGAGGAATACATGGGCTCTGCCCTGCTCGGGCTTCCCTACCTTGACGCACCTGTACGCAAGGGTACAAAACGGTGCAGCCTGTCCGAGGCGATGTATCTGGGGCACCTGCAATTTTTTCCGAAGGCGCGCCACGTCAGCCGCAGCGAGATTCAAGGCCGTGACAGCAACGGGCGGTTTCGAAAAGCGTTCGATCAGGCCCGCGCCCTGGCCGCTTCTCACCCCGACACCGTGAAGGCCGCGAAGAAGCCCCCGGCAGACCTCCCGCCGTTCGATATCACGAAGCTGTCCGGGGCCGCGCTCGCCGAAATGGAAGACGAGGCCGGGGTTCGCGGCAATGCCCGATGGACGATGGACGAATGGGCCCGCATCGCGCGCGAGGAACACCGGCTCATTGCCCGAGGCGATACCCGTTCGCTGCCCCGCATCGTTCACGCGCTGCAATGGGAAATGTTCCCCCTGAACCGCCGCCGCCGCTTCCATGGCATCAAGCAGGGTGTGACGGGTGGAGCCCTCCGCCGATACCTCGACGAGGGCTATGCGTGGGGCCGCGAGAATATCCCGGGCTACATGCTCCCCGGCCCACTGCCCACCGAGGCCACCAGCAGCCCCACCACGGCCTCCGCGCCGATCAGCAGCACCAATCCCCCCACCGCCCCCGCGCAAGCGCCCACAGAGGCCGCAGCGCCGCCCGTCGTCCCCGTGCTGGAAATGGTCACGCGCAGCACCCAGGCCAACGGCATCACCTCGCCGCCTCGATCCCCGATCAGCACCGCCCAGGCCGTCCACCACCGCGCCGTTTTCGCGCACGCCTCTACCGTGTTCGCCTCGACCATCACCGGGGCCGTGGACCAGCTTCTACAGGCGCACGCCGCCGCCCTCATGGGGGACATTGAAGCCCGGTTGTCGTCCATCGCCGCGAGCGTGGGCGCATCGGTCGCCCAGCAGGTAGAGAACGGCCTCCGCTCGACCGTGATGGCAACCCTTGCCCAGGAACTCGGGGGCCCCGTCGCGGAACCGGTTCCGCCCTCCCAGGCCGAGAGCCCCGCGAAGGCCCCGGAAACGCCCCAGGCGGCCCCGAAAGCCTATGGCCCCGAGCCCAGCACCCACCAGCCGGAAAAGGTCGTCCTACGGGCCGACGTGCTGGGGTTCCAGGGGAACACGGTGACCGAAATCAAAAACGCCCTGAACGGCCGGGCGGATCTGCGGTTCATCGTCCCGGAACACGTCAGCACATGGACCCCGCGCGACAAGGCGGAAGTTTTCATTGCAACCCGGTTTTCCGGGCACAACGCGGAGCGCCGCTGCTCCGCCTTCAATATCCGGCCGCATCGCGTGGACGGTGCGGGGACGAAAATGATTCTTGAACTCGAAAAGGCTTATCACCAGCTTGTCCGCGAGGTTTCGCCCGGGGCTGTTGCCCACTGATCGGCCACCATGGAAACCGAGTATCCCCCGCCGCTGGGAACATTCGCCGTCGGCCCCACGGAGGCCCGCGTGATGCTGGCCCTGATTACTGGCATCGGGTACGCATTCCCCCGCGCCCTGGCAGAGGTCGGCCAAACCCCGGAGGCGAGGAACGCCCTAGAGGCCGTCAAACGCATGAACGGGCCGGAATACGATGCCGTCGCAACCATGGCCGCTGTAATCGCCCTCCCGGTGATTATGGACGCCTTCGCCGATGTCCTCGGGTAACCCCGAATGCGGATGTTTCATCAAAGCGGCCCGGCCGCGATATCCGCCATTCGGTTTCTGATCGAATCGAACGACCACCGCCGTTTAATGTGGAGTATGCGGGTCGGGCCGGAACGGTTGATTCTGTGGATTGGGCGAACGATATTGTCCGGGCCGGTGATTACCCTGGCGCTTATCGCTCACCTGTTGACGGCGGATGATGGGCCCCTGATACCCTGGCCTTTTGGGTTCATCATCGCCAATTTTCAAATTCTGCTATTCGTCCTGCTGTTCAACGCCATCGAAAACCGCTGGAGAATCTTCCAGCAAATCGGCCGGGACTTGGCAGAGGAAGAACAAGAACTTTTGACCGCCTTGCATAAGGCGATGCAGGAAGAGGAATTATCGTGAAAGTCAAAACCACCACGGATTACATTTTCATCCGCCAGCCCGGGGAGCCGGAATCCTACGCCGTCAGCGTGGAATCCCTCGACCCGAACGAGGAACGGACGATTGATTGCGGCACCGTGACCCGCCGCGAGGGTTCCGCGACCCTGTGGGACATCCGGCACACCTCCGCCGAGGTGCACACCCTCTCTGACGTGCCGAAGGAGCTAGAAGCCGCCACGGCCGAGGAAATGCAAAAGGAGTATTGCTCCCGTTTCAGGGTGGCATTGATTAAGGCCGGGGCCGAAGATCCTTCGGAACGCGTCCGGGCTTACGAACGGGGTTTAGCCGGGCTGTTCGCCATCGCGGGGGATGAACCCATGGACCAGATGGCAATTTTTGTCGCCATGCTGCACGCCGTCGGGGATTACCTCGCCGACCAGGGCCCGGCCGAGCGGGACGAAGCCCGTTTGAATCAAACCATGGGCATTATTAAGGCTCGAATGGGTATCGCCCGCGCGAAAACCGGTTTCGCCGATTTCATCAAGAATTTCATTTCCGAAAAACTCGGGGAAGCCGAAGGCGATACGCCGACGGACACAACCCCCACCATGCAATGAGCTAGGAACATCGAAACCGGCAGGGCAGGCCGGTTAGTTCGATGCAGGGATGGGGAATTAACGTCCGTTATTCCCGGAGTTTAAAAATGATGGCCACCAAAGCCAATAAAACGCCCACCGCTAAAATCGCACTCGCTCCCAAACCTAAGCCGAAGGACACGAAAACCCCGAAGGAGGGTTATCACCAGCACCTTGAAATTGCCGAAAACCCGCGCGCGCTGCTTCGTCTAGAAACGGTTTGTGACCTCGTGGGATTGGCCCCCAAAACGATTGCGAAGTACCGCCGTCAGGGGCTTTTCCCGGAACGCCACAAGCCGGAACTCGGGGGCCCTGTCCGCTTCCTGGCGGCCGATATTTACGCGTGGATTGAGGGCACTTGGAAACCCCGGGGCAAGCCCGGGGACCAGTAATTAGGCGGCCCGCCGGGCCATTTCCACCACAGCACCCGAGGCGGTCAGGCGGTCGATATAGTCGGCCCAAACCTGCACCGCCTCGGTTCGTTCAGCCAACAGGGTTTCGCGGGCGTAGGCCGGGCCGAGCGGTTCGTCTGTGCCGTGGGCAAGTTGGAACTCCAGGCAGTCGCGGCCGATGCCACAGAACTCCCGGCACATGCTCCGGAACGTGGCGCGGAAGCCGTGGAGGGACTGGCGGCCCTTGAACCCCAGGCGGTCCAATTCATCGCGCACGCGGTCGGCCGAGAGGGGGAGGCCCTGGCCCGATTTCCATTCCTGATTCCCGAACACGAAAGGCGACACCGGCTCGCCCGCCGCGTCCTTTTCCACGTACTCCAGCACCTCCCGCAGCACGGCCACCGCTTGACGGCAGAGCGGAACGATATGGTCATCACCGCTGATTTTCTTAGCCTTCGTGCCCTTCATTTCAGCGGCCGGGATGACCCATTGCGCCGCGTCCCAATCGATGTGCGCCCACTTCATCGCCTGCACGTTCACGGGCCGTTGCGCCACGTAGAGGGACACCAGCAGGGCCGCGCGGAGGGTCGGGTTCGGCGACGTGTTCAGGGCCTTGAAAAGCTCCACAAGCTCGCCCGGCTTGACGATGGCGGGGTGACCCTTCGTGTGCTTCGCGCGGCGCACCACAACACCCACCGGGGCCACCGGGTCTTCCTTGCACAGGCCCACCACTTGAGCCAGGGAGAACGTTTGCGTAAGGTGGATGCGGACCACCTTCGACGCTTCGTGAATGCCCGCCGCATCCATGCGCTCGATAACGCCATAGATGTCGGCCGGGGTCACGTCCGCGCATTGCATGTCGCCGATAAACGGGTGAACGTGCTTATCCATCATCCGAACCCACCGCGAGCCGTAGTGATCCGACCACTGATTTTTCTTGCCGCCCTTGACCCACCGCGAGGCGAGGAAGCGGTCCGCGATGTCGCGCACGGTGTTACGCGCTGCCTTGCCCGCTGCGATGCGCGCTGCCGCTTCCTCACGGTCGGCGATGTCACGGGCCAGGGCCTCCGCCTCGGCCTTCCGTACGGCCTTCGGGCACTGGCCCCGGGCGATGATGGCGCGAGCCTTCGCGGCCTCGGCCTCGGCCTCGACGATGGACACGGCGGGGTACTGACCCAGGCTCATGGAATCGCGCTTGCCCTTCGTCGGGTTCGGGAAATCGAAGCGCCAGGAATGCAGGCCGCCGGGGGTCCAATTGGCCTCCAGGTAAAGGCCCTTGCCAGCGTTCCAGCGCTTGACCGTGCCAGCACGGGCGCGGCGGATCTTGTCATCGGTGGCGCGGGGGGCCGTGGTGCGGGTCGAAACGGAGGCGGTAGCAGTGTTCATCGGGGTTCCTTGTGACGCTTTGCGTTAGACGGTGACCCGATTCTGAATGCTGATTTTTGTGCTGTAAAGTGTGTGGCAACCGGGAGCACTCAGGAGCACTCGGGAGGAAAATCCGGAGCGTTATCCCTTGTGAATCAACAGGTTATGTCATGCCCGGAGCACTGTGGAGCACTCCAGAGCAAGTGTCCGGCGTTAGCCGGGATGATGCCGGGACATCGAAATTTCCTTTGTGAATCAACCACTTAGGTTTCGGGGTGGTCCCGTGTGCTGTATTTTGTGCTGTATTCCCGCTTTTTACGGTTTCCAGCGCTCGCACCAATCATCGCATCGTTTTTCGTACTCCAAACGCCCCAGGCGATGACGTTGCGACAGGAGTTCGGCCGCCTCGGCCAGGGCCTCCGCTTGACCCATCACCAGCCGCACACCGCCCACGATGTCGGGCGCACCGTCCCGGACCCTCGGGCATGAGGCGCGCACCGCCTCGGGGAGCATGTCCCAGGCTTCGGCGATGACCCATTGCAGCCGCTCCACGCGGAGAGTCGCCTCTTGCAGTTCGTGGTTCACTTTGCCTCTATCGTGGGCACGGCCCGCAGTAGCGCCGCCACAGCAGAGGCCCCCACGTCGAAAAGCGCGTGAAGCTCGGGGGTTCGTTCGTCGGGTTGGATGCACTCCGTACGAAGGCGGCGGGTTTGGCTGTCCTCGACGTGAACCCACACCGGGGCATTCGTCCAGCCGGGGCCGCTCACGTACTCGGGGACCACCGACACAACGCGTTCAAACGGCCCCAGGGCGATTGTTTTGGGCTTCATGGGGGGTCATTGTGGCCCACGGGCCGAACCCACTCCCACGCCCACCCGTAGCGGTCCAGGATGGCCCGCGCTTCCTCGGGCGACTTGCGCCGCATCCATGACAGGATTGGGGCCGACTCCGTGCACCTCCAAACGCCGTCGCGCTTGACCCACACGGCCCCCGCACAGAACTTCGGAGAGGTCACGCGCAATAGCCGCTCGGGGCTTTGCATGTTGCCCGTCATGTCAATTGCCCTTCGTCATGGGCCCTTCAATTGCTCGACGCTTGACCTCTTCAACGATGATCCCGTGTCCCTTCGCGGCATCGGCCCGGCTCTCGTACCGGTACGTCAGGGGCGAGCCATCGGGCGGGAACACCATCGTTTCGTACAGGCCGCCGATGTGGGGCGTTCCTAGGAAGATGGTAGACACCGAGGTGTCCCCGATCCTCGTGTGAGCCACCGCCGAACGCTCCGCCGCCATCCATCGGGACCACTTGATCGGGTCGGGTTCCGGCACCGGCACGCCGTCGCATTCAATGAACGTCAGCCGCTCGCCGAACACCCTTTGCATGATGCCTGTCATTTCATTCGTCCCGGCCCACGACTCCCGCCGCGTCCGCCGCGCCTCGAAGCGCCCCGGCCAGCATGTCCGCCAGTAGGTCCGTCAGCCGATCTTTCAGGCCCGAAGCTTCGACGAAGTGCGCGGGCATCAGGCAAATAGGCGTGCCTTCGTCCGTGGGGTCATCGCGCCGAAAAACGTAATACACGATGCCGTCATCTTCGCGCCTGCTTTTCAGTTCGAAGAACACCCGATGTTGCATGGTGTCCGTCATTCCTTGCGCCCCTCGGCCAGGGCCTTCATTTGCTCCCAGGTCAGCGGCACGACCGAAGCGGATTCGATGGGCTTCGACCCCTTCACCGCGCGTTGATGACCGGCCCACTTCACCCGCTGTTCGGGCGTCATGTCCTCCGGGCAGTATTCCCACATGAGGGCGTCAATGTGCGCTTGCCGCGAGTCCAGCCGCCCGCGCAGCTCGCTCACCTGTTCCTGTGCCGTGTCCCGTTGGACGCGTAGCAGCGTGACCGCGCGCGCGAGGTAGTGCCCGGCATCCCTGCTGCCGTCGTCCGTGGCCGCGATTTGCTCGCGCACCTCCAGCGGGAACGCCATCCAGGCGCGGTTAAAAATCTCGTTCCACTCGGGCGAGCCGTTAGGGGGAAGGTCTACGAAGTTCATCAGCCCACCATGATTCGGGGAGGTGTCGGAATGGCCGCCTCGATGGGCCGCCACAGGTGCAGGCAAAAGGGGTGTTTGTTGACGTACTCCGAGGCCGCCGGGTGAAGCTGCATCACCACATCTTCGGGGCCCCAAAAAAGGCCCTTCACGTAGTGCATTTCCTCCCACGTCGGGCACCGGGTCGCGGTCGATACGGAGACATGCTCCCACCCCTCCCCACTGGCCGCCATGATGCGCAGCGCTAGGGGCCGTCTAGCGGTCGCCGGGAGAATGAACCACCCGCACGTTTCATCGCCCGCCCACACGCCCGGGACGTGCTTGCGGTAGCGGTTCACCTCACCATCACATCGGAACATCGTTCACCCCTTCGCCGCTTCCATGTGCGCGAACGCCTCGCCCATCCTGTCGGCCGCCTGCACCGCCGTGCGGGCCCGTAGAGGCACCGCCAGGGCCGCCGCCGCTTGTTCCTGCACGCGTGTGCCGGACAGGTTCCCCAGGTCCGTGCGCCGCAGCGGGCCAAACCCCGAGATGGAAATTTTCGCTTTGCGCGCGGGGCATGGGGTCACCGACCCGTCCGGGTTCGCGTGGTTGCCGGTTTGGAATTGCCGGGCCTGCACGCGCTTAAGCAATCGCTCGCGCCATTCCTTCGGTTCGGCAATGAGTTCGCGCGCCACGCGCGAGGGGATGCCTAGCGGGTACGTGTCGGTGCAGTCGCCCCATTCGTCCGGCTCGGTCACGCCCTGCACGGCGCGCGCGTTCGCTGGGTGTCCTAACAGGTGGTCACGCATGGGTCAGTCCTTTTTGTTGGAGCGCATTTGCGCCACTTCCTTAAGCGCCCGTTCGGCCATCATCAGGCGCGCCCTTGCAATCTGTTCTTCCAGCAGCCGAACGTGTCGGTCCCTCGCATCGCCTCGCAGCGGTTCAGGCCAGGGCGGGGGAGACACCGCCCGAGGGGGTGGAAAGTCCGTCCAGTAGCGGGGCGAAGGTCGGGGCGGTGGTGCCGGGGGCGGGGGCGGTGGTGGAGGCGGTGGCGCGTACGTCGTGGGCCTCCCGGGGAAGTCCGGCACGGCCTCAACCCGCATCCTGTCCGCAGGTCCGTACGCGTAGCCGCTCCACCTCGCCGAACCCACGTCCGCACACAGCACCCCGGCGAAATCGAGGCATGCCATCAAGGCACCCACCCGCAATTCGTCCGCCTCCCACTCGTCACCCGCGAACCCGCGCCCCAAGCCCTCCACCTCCACGGGATCGGGCTCTAGGAACTCACTCACGGCGTTAGAGGTCCGGCGCATCCCGTGATTCCACCGCAAATTCCGGCCGATGGCAAATCTGGCTTAGTTTTCCGTGCGATAACTAACGCTCTGCGTCACACAAACCGCTTGCGTTAACTAACGCTCTGCGTCACAATTCTTTCATCGAATCACGCAACAGGAAACGCACCATGAACAGCAACGTTTACACCGCCATCGTCACCACCCCGAAGGGCAACGCCGACGCCGTGAAGATCCGCGCATCGAACAGCACCGAAGCATTCGCCATGCTGGTTCGCCTCGGCTACCGCAACCCCCGCAACATCACGAAGCAGAAGTAAGGCCCGGGGCTTCGGCCCCACCTCCAAACCCTTTCAGGATTCATGAAAATGGAAATCAAGGTTGTTCTCCACTTCGCCGACCACACCAAGGTGACCACGGTCTACCCCGTCGCAAAGCTCGCGGACGCCCTGGCCCACTTCGCGCAATACGTCGCCGACGGCAAGCGCGCCACCATCGAACACACCGACCAATGAACTAACGCAGAGCGTGAGATAAGTCTCTAGACGCTACTAACGCTCTGCGTCACAATAACTACATCGACACACCGCACACGGAGCCCACGAAATGACCCACCCCCAAGTTATCGAATTCGTCGCCATCGGCCACACCGCAAACGGTATCGCTCACGCGTGGATGGAACGCACCGAAGGCAAGGAAGACCGTTTTTTCAAGGACGTTCCGATGACGGTTTACAGCCACGCACTCGGCCGCGAAATCGGGCTGTCTAACGTGGTGGAAATCCCGGCCCGCGAGTACCACGAACTTTTCTCTATCTTCGCCGCCGCCGCCTAACACCCCGGGGCCTCGACCCCATCACCGAACACACAGGACACACGATGAACACCGCCACCGCCACGCTCCAAGCCTATCAAGTGATGACCTCGACGCCGATGCAGGGGCCGCGCGGGGGCAAGGCGAAGCCGCTGATTCAGTTCTACATCGTGACCGCCACCAGCCGCGAGGAAGCCCGGGAAATCTTCGTCGCCGAATCCGAGCCCCACCACCTAGAGGGCGTCGAAATCACAGCCGTGACCGCTTGCGGGTGCCGCGTGATGCCGGGCCGCTAAACAACTAACGCAAAGCGTGAGTTTCGCCACAGACAGCGCTAACGCTCTGCGTCACACTAGAGTCATCGAATCAACGAACGGAACCGACACCATGACCACCGCAAAGACCACCGCCGCAAAGAAGCCCCGCGCTACCACCGCCCGCACGAAAAACAGCCTCATGGCCGCCGGGTCGGGCATCTACGAATGCCGCTGCTGTCACCGTCAAACCCGCGCCACTGGCAACGGGGATAACGAACACGTCACGCTGTGCGAACAGTGCTACAGCCTCGCGGGCAACGAAAACCACATGAACGACAACGGGGGCGCGCTGTACGACCGCCCGGAAGACATCCTCTATTGGATTCAAGTCATCGAAGACAAGCGGGGCGACGTGTCCGGGTGGGCCGACGTGAAGGCCGCCGCCCTGGCCGCCATGCTGCCCCCGGGGAGCTTCGAAGCCACGGACGCCCACGGCAAGGCCCATCCGAAGACCACCGCCGGGCACGCTGTCGCCCTCGTGAAGGCTTCGGGGTCCGGCCGGGTGGTGGAGTACCACGGCGCTACCGCGTGCCTCGTGTGGGCCCTCCAGGCGGGCCAATGGTGGCTTCTCGGCAAGGGCGGGGAACGCCTGCACCAGCAGGTTCCGAGCTAAGGCCAGGGCGGGAGGCGGGACGGTGGTTCCCCTCCCCTAGGGCCCGGGGGTGGATTTGCGCTAACGCATTGCATAGCATTGAATGAACGCAAAAAGTCACGGTATTCGTTACGATGTACACCGACCGTTCTCACGCTTTGCGTTAGTATCCAACTAGAGATAACCGATATGCCGAATACGAAACCCATCCCCACCCCCGCCGAAATCGCACTCGCCCGCGAGGTTGCCGGACTCACCCAATCCCAAGCCGCAGAGCTTGTGTTTTTGGGTGCCGGGCAACGGTGGGCGGAGTATGAACGCGGACTAAGAGTGATGGACTATTCCCGCTGGGAATTGTTCGCCATCAAAACCGGGCAACACCCGGATTACAAGCCGACAAAAGCGAAATTTGTCATCACGGCAAAACCGAAGTTAACCTAAAGCTAGACCATGCTCCACACTGCAAAACCCCTCGCCCTGGCCCTTATCGCGCTGCTCGCGTCCGCAGGTAATGCCAATGCCGCAGACTCCGCCGCGCGCGAGCGCGTGAAGGCCGCCTATTCGGACGCCCAAAAGGGCAAACGGACGATCAAGGAAGCCCAGCGCGACCCGGCCTCGTTCGAATTGGTTTCGGTGTCGTGGCACCCGAACGCCGATGCGCTCTGCTATACCTACCGGTCCAAAAACGGGTTTGGAGGCGTGAACGTTTCCCGGGCCATTTACGGCCGAGCTACGGGGAAAATCGCCTACTCCGAAAAGGTCAAGGACAAGGACTTTGCATCGGTGTGGGCGGTCGGGTGCAGTGACGCGGACAAAATCCCGTTCAACCTGTGAGCGACCCGGCCCGCCCCCTGGCGCTTTGGACGGTGTATGACCACCCGTCAGACCAGCCGGATTGTTTCATCGCCCGGAAATTCCTGATCGTCGCTGGCGGCCCCATCGCCACAGAGGAAACCCGGGCGGCCCGCACGCTGCAACCCCTCCGCGACTCATTCGAGCTTGAGGGCCTGTATTGTCTGCCGCGCGAACCGAATGACGATCCAAAAATAATCGAGTCGTGGCTATGAACCCGTTAACTGCCCCCGTGGCCCCGGAAGACTTCAACCCTAAATCGATGGCTGTTGCCCAAATGTGGGTTAGGGGCACTCCGGACACCCGGAAAACCATCGAAACGATGCACGCGCATTACCGGGACCAGTTCCAGCCGAACGCGGACACCACGGTGAACCCCGAGGGCGTAGCGGCCACGCTGCATATGAAGGTCGATAAGGGCATGCGGAGACTGTCCCAAACGCCCCAATGGGCCGGGGTGTCCTGCAAAAAAGGGTGTTCGGCGTGCTGTCACCTCCCCGTGAGAATCACGCGCGAAGAAGCCATATTGATTCGCTGGCACATGCGCAAACACGGAATGACCGTGGACGAGGGCCGCCTAGAACGGCAATCCACAGTTGACGCCGACAGCCCGAAGGCGTGGGCGAATCTCCCGCCAGGGGACCGAAAATGTGTGTTCCTGAAACAGGGGCAATGCTCGATATACGAACGTCGGCCGATGGCGTGCCGAAAATACGTGGTCAAGAACGACCCGGAATTCTGCGACACGGAAAAGCACCTCGGCCACGAGGTAGCGGTTTTGGTGGACCCCGAGGCGGAGGTTATTTACAGCGCGGCCCTGTCGGTATTCGATTCCGACCTAATGGGCGCGGCATTACTCAAAGTGAAGCCGTAAAAAAGAAAACCCCCCTCAAATCCACCGAGGGAGGCAATCCGGCCGCAAGCCCCCAGGGAGGAAGGGGGCGGGGAAGCAAAGGGAGCGACGGGTACGCCGGGAACCGTTAGCAGCTAGCCCCCGACACGGCCCGGATTGTGTCGCCCGCGTGACGCTATGCGTTAATTCCCGACCCGCCGCGAGGGGCTTACTCCGCAAACGTCGGCATCCGTGGGCGCGGGCGCGCGGGCGGGAGCGTGAGGGCCGGTGCATCCTCGATGTCACCTCGCGCGGCATCGTTCCCGATCCCGAACAGCACCACCACGCGCCCGCCGTGGCACGCGCAACCGGTCAGCACCAGCACCACCAGGGCCAGCACCAGCACCAGACCGACGGAAAGCCTCATGGAGGGGCCTTAGAGGCCGCTGGCGGGCCTCCAGCACCGTTCGGGGCACCAGCACCGCCACCGGCCGCCGCAATCGCCTTCAGAACCTCCGCCGGGATGGCTTGGGGTTCCTCGGGCTTGCCGCGCTGCTGCTGCCGCTGCTGCTCCATTTCCATGATGACCGGGGCCGACTCGTCAAAGGGCCGCTGTCCCAGGATGCGCCGCACGTAATCGAACCCCGCCGGGGTGTACTCGACCACGATATTTTCCGGTGCTGCCTTCGCCATGTCAGACCCCCAATTCCCGGACCTCGATATAGTCCGGTGCGCTGAAATCAGCGGTATTCCCGGCAACTAGAACGGTGTCGTTCGTGTTATTCCCGAGGATCACGCGGAGGTCATTCGGGCCCCGGTTGTGGATGCGAAGCCGCACCACCACGTCCACCGGGTCGCCCCGGAAGTCCTTGCCTTCATGCTCGCGCCAAAAGGTAATGATCCGTTCGAACACCGCCAGGATGTTTTTAAACGCCTCGGCCAGTTCCTCGCGGAATGATGGGTTGTCGCCCGCCGTGACCACGGTATATCCCGCGCCCGTGACCGTGTAGGGTTCGTCCGGGTTGATCGGGTCCAGGAACCCGCCGGATTTGGTGGAGCCGAGGGGGATCGGGGCATCGCCCAGGTTCGTAAAAATCGCGTCCATTTTCGACCTTTCGAAGTTAATCGCCCACCAAGGGCGGGGGTTCGTACGGCGGAGGGGCCACCAGCACGGGATAACCGTTTTCATCGGGCACTATCATTTGCCCGGCCGTTTGGCCGTCTAAAAGTGCCTTGTGTTCCGCTGCGGAAATCTCCACTGCATCCGCCGGAATGTCGGCACCGTGAATGCTGTCTAGGTAGAACCCTAGAGTGCTTGCAGCATACCAATGTCGATCCAATACCACGGGCGGAACAGGGGTAACAGGAGGCCAAACCGGTTCAGGGGGCGGAGCCGCTGCCTCGACGGAGGGGAGATTAATTGTCGCCATGATTCAAAACCCAATCGCAAGGTAGTTGATAACGCGGGCAAGGCCGCCACCGGCCGTATTGTAATTGTCCGCGCCGTAGGTAAATCCGCTGGTCGTGTGATTCCAGTTCCTCGGAACCCACCCGCTACCGCCCGACAGATTATCGGAGACGATGCAGGCTAACAGGGTGGTGAATGCCGTTCCGAACGTCACCGTTCCGCCCCCGTTTGCTGTGGTGGTGACCTTGCCCCATTGGAGCCGCACGCCCCCGACAAACACTGCGCTAAACGAACTCGAATCGGTTTCCGCCGCCGTGATGACCCGGTTTCCGGATGACACGGGGCCGACATACGCCCGGCCGTCGTTCGTCATCACAAACCGATTCGTCCCGCCGCCGATGAAATAGAAATTCCCGTTCGCCTCATTGCTAAACAGGAAATCCCCGGTGGCATGTTGGATATAAGCGCGCCGCGTGGTAAGGGCCGCGTTATAGAACGTCATGTAACCAGTGTCGGAAACAATGCGGAAACCCTCATTCGCGGCGGAATAGCCAGCACTGATGATCCCGGAAGCCTCCAAAATGGTATTTGTCGGGGCGCGATTAATACCAACGATGCCGTCAGAGGTGACAATGACCCGCCGCGCGCCATTTGTCACAATGGCGACTTTGCCCGCCCCATCGGGGCCCAAATTCAGGTCGGATGATCCCTGGCTATACAGCCATGATTGATTGGGGCCCACCCCGCCGTAGTTATAGGCCGAACCCGTGCGGATCAATTGCAGAGCCAGATTTGACGCCGTGTCAAGAATACGCAGACTCACCGCGCCCGCCGCTGGTGCGGCTTGCTGAATATCGACCTTCGCGCCCGCAGAAACTCCGCCAAACCCGATATTCCCGTTAGGGAATGTAATGCTGTTAATGACGAGGCCCGTGCGCACCACTTCCAGCCAGTTATACGCATTAGTATTCGCGTCATTGACAATTCGGTGCGTGAGGGTTGTTGCATTCGCGTAAATATCCCAGCGCTTCGCATCCAGGCCCGCGCCCGGGTTATAGAAAACTGCCGCAGGAAAGCCGGAGATATTCCCGGCATTGAAGGACGGCAGCGCCGTAAATGTAATGATATTTCCTACGGCCGAGAATGAAGACCCGACGACGGTTCCAACCCCGGGGGAAATCGTGATTTGCCCGGTTGACGCCAATCCAAAACGCAGCGCCCCGCCGCTGTAATTCGTGATAACCGCATCGCCCACGGCCGAGCCGTTCACGAAGTTTCCAGCGACCCCGACAACCCCCATGTAAAGCTCGGCCCCCGTGCGCCCGGCCACCAGGGAGCCACTTGCACCGGCTGAACCGGACAAAGCCAGGATGGCGGGATTGGTCGGAAGCGTGACGGTCAGCGGCCCCGGGTTGATATTCACCGCACCAGTGACGTTACCGCCACCGCTTGAGAAGTAATTCAGGGCTCGACGGACCCACGCGGAGCCGTTCCATTCCTGAATCTCCCCGCCGCTGATCCGCTTAAAACCCGTGCGTTTGCCCGCCGGGTCCGCGCCGTCCAGCCAGGAAGCCACCGCCGCAATGTTGTCCTGAATATAGGTGGGCCAGTCCGGCCCGCCCCCGGTCCCCGAATAGAGGTCAGTTACAACCGGGTGTGCAAAATCGACAGCCATATTAAATCCCCTGTGCCCACCATGAAACCGTACCGCCTACGGGCGTCCCGGTATTGGTGAACGTGTAAACCGTCATGGATTTTTGATCCGTCGCCACTTCATATCGCGCATATGCCACGCTGGGGCTTGCACTGGTCAATTGCACCGAACGGACATCGATAAACGGCACGTTGAATGTCACCACCGCAGAGCCCCCGGCCGGGGTCGTCACGGTGCCGGAATCGTCGATATATCGCACGTCCAGGCGGTAACTAATGGCCTGCATCAAAACAACGCCCTTGCGATCCGCGCCCGTCGTCACCTCCGCATCGATCCGCACGTACCGCGTGCCCGGGGGCAACAGGGTTACCGCTGCGGTATCGTCCCGGGCAATCTCCGCCCAGGGGTCCGCCGCATTCGCGCGGGCGTATACGACCATTTCCACGAGGGGCGATCCGGCCAAAACTGAATATGTGGCTTCCGCCGATACCCGCAAGCTCGGGAGGTTTTGCGCATAGTCATGGGACCATGAAAACACCGCCGTATTACTCGACCCCGGCTGAATATAAATCGGGAACCCGGCCCCGACTTGATCCGAGGGCTGATCCCACGTTTCGCTTTCGAAGTGCTGCGCCCACGTTTCCGTCGTGTCGATAGGGGCTAGGTAAAGGTCCGTTGCGCCCTGCTTATATGCCCACGTTTTCGTCGTTTCCGGGAGCGGGATAACGTTCGCCACCTCGTCCAGCAGGAAGTAATTATCCGGGGCCTCGACTAGGAGGGTTACGCAATTGAAGGGCGCGGCATTCCCCGCGATATCGACGCCCGAAACGCAGTATTCCCAAAGCCCCTCTTGCTGCTCGTTAATCACCGCAAACTCTGCGGAATACTTGCCCAGCAATTGAGGTGTGCCGCCGCTGGGAGGGCTCGCGGGAGTGGTGCCGGGCGGGAAGGGCCCCGCCAGGGGCTCAGGGCCGCGCATGGCCGCGCGTGCCGCCAGGGCCGCAGGAACCGACAGCATGCCCAGGCCAGAGCCCGTGCGGGCCTTTTGGACGGTGTAATACTCGATTTGAAACGTGGTTTGCGCGCCCCATTCCCCGGGAAGCGTGGACGCCAGATTCCCCCACCGGAGGAACGCGGTATTTTGCACCGCCGTGCCAACGATATTCACGATGCGAGGGGCCAGGATGGTAAAGGCCGCAGATACCGGGGTGGACCGAACGCCGAACGTATCCTCTTGCGTGACCATGGCGATATATCCGCCGATCAGGAACGTAGCGGGCAAATCAATATGGTTTGCCTTGATCTTTTGTTCCGTGGCCGCTGCGGATTCCCAGGTCGCCCCCGTGGGTCCGTACCGAATCACATAGTAGGCGAGCTGGTCCGCCGTGCTGGCATCCCACTCCACAAGCACCCCGCGCGCGTGGGGCGTGGCCGTGGCATTCGTCAATACCGGGTAGGCATCGGGAACGGTTTTCGGGATGTAGATTTGAACCCGAGTTTCCGGCCCCCGAATACCCGGCCACTGCGCCGCCACGCTGTAAGTTTGCATGGTGTCCCCGTACGGGGTGGCATCGGTGGAGCCGTGCACCAGGGCGCGCGCATTGAGGTCCGTTGTCCGGGTTACCTCCGACAAACTGCCATCCACGTTCACCACGGACACGATATAGGTTTCAGGGGGAACGGAGGTGGCGGCCGGGGGGTTCCAATGCAACAGGACATCGGCGAAGTTATACCGCCCGGTTTGATACTGACTCAGCGCCGCCGTGAGGTTCAATACCGGGGTGGGGTTGATCTGCCCGACGGATTGCCCTTGCGGGACATACGGGGGAATCAAACCCTGTTCCGCCTGCCAGATACCCGGGGCGTATTCAATGAGGGACATTTCCGCCGTGAAGTCCGCGCCGGGTTGCACCCCCTTGACGAGATACCACCCGTTCACCGTGGAGCTTGTCCCGTAGACCACCAAATCCCCAGGCCCGACATTCGGCGGAAGCCCGGTAATCGTGTAGACCCCGCCCGCGCCCGTGTAGGCCATCGGCAGCACCGGGGTTAGCTGGGAGTCGGCCGTGCGCACGCGCGCGCCCAGGGGGGCGTTAAAGGGCTTCAATGGGGCATCGAAGGTGACCGACTCACCCCCGCGCGTGGCAATCCGGGCCGACCATCCGCCGACCTCTAGAACATCGTGGACAACGCCCACCATATCCCCGCGCACACAGATAATATTTTCGATATCCGCCTGAATGGTGAATTCTTCCTGTTGCAGTTTCCCGCGCGCGAGCGCGACCCGCCCGCTACGGTGGGCCTGTTCCCAGGATGTGACGCCGAATAAGGTCAGTTCCTCGAATACCGTTGTATTGTTTTCGTCCTGGCCGTCGTTATAAACGATGGCTTGGTTTTCGTTATACCCGATGGACGGATCGACCCATTTAACCCGCAGCGCTTCCGGGGCCTCGATATACTTCCGGCGGGACTTCATACCCCAGGAATTGCGAGGCGTGAACATTTGCACCGGGGTGGGGTTTTGCTGGTCAACAATTACCGAATACTTGTTATCCCGCATGGTGGGCATTGCCCGGCCATTCGCGGCCACAGAGGCCAGCAAATCCCACAGGGTATAACCCTTGTCCACCACGAAATCGCACCGAGCCGTAGGGAATTGGAACCCCGACACGATGGCGTCGCAATATGCGCCCCATGCCTTGATTGCAGGCCAATCAATCCGGGAATCCGGCACCGGCCTTTTGTTCGCCACGCCTTGCAGAAGCTCGACGTATTCCCAGGCCGGATTACTGGTTTCCTTGACCACCCAGGCGGAACCGTTCCAGGCTTTGATTTTCGCGGAGGCCAGGGCGGACAGGTTTTGAACCACGCCCGCTAGCTGGTCCGTCGCCTTAATCCGAACCTCCATCAAGGTCAAAGGGGCATCCGGGGCAATGGGGCTTGCCCGCTTCATGGACCGCACGGCCGATACCTGCCGCTTTTGTTGGACGCTAATTTCCGTGGATTGAAGCTCCATTTGCGTGACGCGGAATTGCCATTGCGCCCGCTCGGGAAAACGGATCAGCATGGACACGGCAAACGGCAGCGCGCGGGCCTCTTGAATCGTCCAGATGGAATTATCCGGGGCCCAATAGCGGGCCTTAATCATCCCCGTGCGAGGCCAAAAGCTCGTCACCTCATATGTCTGCACGATGGGCGGACTGATTTCCGCTCGATTCTCGGGCCCGGACAGGCTCACCAGGGTGTAGATATAACCGAGAATATCGATCTTCGTCCCGACGGGTGGCGGGATATTCCCGGGCCATTCAAAGTAGATATTAAATCGCGTCCCCGCCGCCAGGAAATAACGCGCCCCTTCGTATGGCACGAAATCATCCTGAACGCCCATGGCGACATCGATTTTATTGTCTCCGCTCGAAAGCTCCCACGATGGGGCCTGTTGGAACGGAATCCACGCCGAATCCCCCATCTTGCGATACTCCACGCGCGTGCGCGTAGGGTATGGGGAAAAGCCCATGTAAGGCTCGGTGAAACCCAGGCCCGCATAAAAGTTCAGGTCAAACGATGCCGAATCCGTGTCCGTGCGCGTGGAGAAAATCACCGGTTCGTTATAGTTCAGGGTCAGGGCCAGGGCATCCTGCACCACGTCGGATGTATAGATTTGCAGCTGATCCCCGGCCCGGAATTCCTCGTGAATCACAATCTCGGGGTTATACAGCTGAATCAAATCCTCGCCGATTTTGATATCTGAAACCCGCACCGGGCCGTACCCGAACGAATAAACCGCCGTGATGTATTGATCCTTGCCGTTCAGGGTCGTATACGGTGCGCCCACCACGTCCGGGAAAACGCGATGTTGACCCAGCACGCGAGGGATAACCCCGTAAGGCTTAACGGAATTGCTCTGACCTTGGAATGTGTAGGTGTTCGACGTGTCGCCCAGGTTCGCATTAACCTTGATCGGCGGGGGCTTGAACAGGGCCGCGAGGGCGAGGTTCCCGATCAGGGTAATCCCCGCTGCATACTGGCCCGCCGTGAGGCCGCCGAACTCCGCCGCCAGGGATGCGCCCGCGCCCTGCGAAGCCACCACAAGGACCACCACGGCGATTAATTGCAGGATCTGCTTATTACCCCCACCGCCGCCGCCGCGCATCATCAGGGCGCACATCACCTCGGCCCCAGGCTTCGGCCGCACGCGCTCCCACCATTCCCGGGGAACCATCATCCCATTCACCAGGGCGCACACATGCTCATCCCGGCCGGGGCCCCAATCGAACGCGCGCACCATGTCCGCCAGGGATGCCCCCTCGGGCACCGGCACGCGCTCGGATTCCCTCGCACTCAGTAAGTGCGGGCGGACGATCATTTCCACCGATATACCCCCGCAATCCGTTTGTTCCAGGTCGGAGCCCGGAAGGATTCAACGACAGTTTCCCGCCCGGTCAGGCAATGCAACATTTGCGTGCTGTTCATCGCTAAACCGCAGTGAATGGGCAAACCCATCACGTTAAAGACCAGGGTATCCCCGCGCTGAATATCCGCTAGCTCGACCTCGACCCACTCCCGGGAGTGGTACAGGATCGCGCTTTGAACGTGCGACTCGTCCACCGCCGAAGGGTAGGCATCAAAATACGAAGGCACCGGCCGCCGAAGAATGAAATTATTCAGATAATAGACCAGCCCGTAACAATCCCACCCATCGGGCCCGCGCCCATGGTCCACGTAGGGCACCCCTACATAATCAGAAAATGCTTGGGAAAGTCCGTGGTTCATAAATGTGTGCCGGATAAAGCAGGTTCAGCGGGTCATCACTGATTAACTTTCCTTGAATCGTCGATTCGTCCCATTCAACCTCGCGCAATAAAAGCTCGGTCAATTCATACTCCACGGTATCCGGGGAGATATTCAAAACCACTTCAATTTTGCAGCCGATGGGAACCGTGATTTTTCGCAGTAGTGAAACGAGGCCGAGGTCTACGTTATCGATTGATAATGAAACCCCTTTCGGAGCTTCGTCATCATCGGGAGGCATCACGAATTCAAAATAACAGGCCGTGAAAACCTCGCCCCGACTCGTGACATTCTCGGTATTGCAAACAACCCGGTATTCCGTCCCGTCCGTGGGGTCCGTGAGGGTCACCAGCACGAGGAACGCGGTATTGCTTTCCAGCGCCAGGGCGGCCCGGATCGCGGCAGGGGATAGGGTGCGCGGCATATCGGCCCTAGTTCATGAGTTCCCAAATCATCGTTACCGCGACCCCCAGGGGGCCGACGTTCGAAAAATCCGGGGCCTCGACCATGCGCCACTCTTTATCCACCCCTAGCCACGGGTGCCGGAAAATAAACCGCTCCACGCCCGCATTGAGGTCCGTGTAAAAGAAACTGTCCAGGGTGTTCCGCTGATCGATTCGAACGGTCATCCCCACCTGTCCCCGCACCACGCGCAAAGTAAAGCGCCTACGGACCTTTGCGGGGCCTTCCGCAACGTTTGTCCGCACGGTCACCGGCTCGGCCTTTTCCGAGTAGGTTTCCGCGCACGCGGGCAGGGACGCGGGCCAGGGAATTGCAGCCATCACCGACCCCTCCGAGAAACGCCGTAGGTTGTGGACATCACGCGGTCAAACCGGCCGCGCCCGATTCCTTCCTCTACAGCGGAGTCCACCAGAATGCGGATTTGCTGTTCACCCATCGAACCCCGGGATTCCTCGGTTTTGATACTCGACCCGTTGTTGTTAATCACGGTGACGTTCACGGGGGATGCCTGTACGCCCAGGTCACCGGACGCCGTACGCTTGAGGGGAACCACCGCCTCGGGGCCCGCCTCGCCCATGAGCCCGGTCCCGCCACCGGACATCCCGAAAAACGTAGGGCTCGATACCATCCCGCCGGACGCGAACGCCTGCACCCCGCTGTGACCGAATACATTTCCCTTCGCGCTCGTGGCGAACGAACCAATCCATTTACCAAAGTCGGCAAAGATGGGGTCAAGCTGCTTTTTAACCGCGAGCTTTGCGAGGTCCGACAGAATGGAAGTAACCATATCCTTGACCGATGATTTTCCCGTGGTGGCGAACTCCACCAGGGCGTCCGCCGCATTCTTCGAATAACCCTCGATTTCCTGTTGCAGGGTTTCGCCCAGGCTCTTTAGGGCATCCTTCATATCCTTCGCGCCGTTCTTCCCGAACATCAGAGCCGCCGTGAAATCCTGGCGCAACATAATGGACGCCTTTTGCAGGCGGGCCACGGCCTCACCATCAAAGGTTTCCGCCATTACCTCGTCCAGTTCCTTCATGCTTCGGGTAATAGCCTGTGTCGGGTCCGCCATATCCTCGAAGGCTTGGCGCAATTGCTTGATTCGTTCAAGCTGTTTATCCCGCTCGGCCTGTTGTTCCTTCCCTAGCGCGAGGTCGGCCGCTTCCTCGGCCTGCTGCCGCTTCCGGAGGTCCAGCAAACCCGCCGCCGCCTTCGCCTCTGCAAGTAGTTTCTTTTCCTTTTCGGTGGAAACCTTGATTTGTCCGGAAGCGATTTGATAATCAAGCTGTTGCGCGGAGGTCAATTGCGATACTGCAAGGGCCGCCTCGCGGGTGGTTTTAATGAAACGCTCCAGGGCCTGCACGTCCTGATCGACTTTGGCCTTTGAGGTATTGCCTACGATATTCGGAATGCCCGTGGGTGTTGTTGGCGGAGCCACGGGGGCTTTCATCTTTTCTTTGTTTTGCTGGAATTGACGGTCCAGGGCCGCCATTTTCTTTCCCGCGCCATCAATAATATCTTCCACGTCCTGCGCGACGTGTTTAACCGTCTCCATCGCCCCTTTGAAATCCCGCTGTGATAGCTGGTCCAGGGCGAACAAAAGGCCCACCACGCCCCGAATAACGGCCTCGATACCGGCAGACACGCCGATGAATCCCCGCGAAAGCCAAACGATAACTTCGCCCAGGGCCTCGCCTGCCGACTTGAACAAATCGGACGCCTCACCCGTGGAGGTAAATTGCGAGGCCACAGCATTCAACGCGGGAAGCAACCCGGTTGCCAATTGAACCATCGCCCCTTTCGACTTCTTTTGGATGATGTCCAGGGAGTCGCCAAATTCGTTCGCCGCCTTCGCCGCCTGATCCGAGAAAACGATTCCCAAATCCTCGGCCTGTTTCTTTAATTCCTCGATACCCTCGGCCCCGCCATTGAGCATCGGAATTAGTTTCATCCCGGCTTTGCCCAATAGCTCCATGGAGAGGGCCGACTTCTGCGCCCCGTCCGGGATCTTCGAAAACCCTTCCGCGATTTTGGTTAGGGCCTGATCCGTGGTATCGGTGGCCGTCACGCCAAAGGCTTTAAGCTGCTTCGTCGTTTTGGCCGTTTCATCGTCCATATTGGCGAGGTTTTTGGAGAGGCCCTTAACCCCTGCCGCGAAATCCTCCGCCGATGCGCTCGACATTTCCGCCGCGTGGTTCCATGCGGTCAATTCGGAAACGGACAAACCGAGGGCTTGCGCCGAATCCACGGCGTTATCCATTTCCGAAATAACCGACTTAAGCGCGTTCAATACTGCGCCCGCCGAGAATGCTGCGGCAAACCCCCCGGCGAAATCCTTAACCGCATCCTTTGCGGACTGGATTTGTTTTTCCACCCGCTTTAGCGCTTCCTGCTGCGCTTTCAACGCGGCAAGGGCTTCCCCGGACGTTTTAACGTCCAGTTCGATAATTCGGCGGGTGACGGTATCAACCATTAGTGCAACACCGAGTTACGCGATGATTTAATTCGAATCGTGATGGTCGGCCAGCGCTCGCCCCGCTTCCCATCCCCATGCAATAGAGGCGTCCAGCCGTCTGAAATAATCAGGTCCGGATATTTCCTCGCTAGAACGCGCTGCACGGCCCGATGCATTGGCTCGGTATATACGGCCCTCACGATCACCGTTTCACCGCCTCGCGTGGTGTATTTGGCCGCCTTCTTTTTGATCTTCCTGGCCTTGCCAAAGGGCCGCCAATAGAGTTTCCGACCGTAGGCCACACCCGGCCCCACCACCGAAATAAAGTCCGTGGGCTTCATCGCCTTCACGATGGTTTCTAGGGCATCGATTCCAGCAATCGGCCGTTGATTCACGTAAATAAAATAACTCTTGCGGGCCGCGCCGGACTTAATACGGGTTCGGGAAATCAGCATGTCCCACGCTTCGCGCGTGGCCGCCTTCATTCGGTCAGGGCTTGAGAAAAAGGCTTGTGCCCGCCGCTTGACGTTGAATAGCTGGGTGCGCCCGTTGTCGATTAATTCCGTGGTGGGTTTCTGCCCAATGCGTCGTTGCAATTCGAGTTCGTTCGAATAAACAATCTGAATGCTGCGCTGCATATCCTCGGGCAAAACCGTCATGGCGAACTTTGCTAGGTCCGTGGTTACCGAGACTTTGCGGAGTTCGTATGTCGCCATTTATTCACCTCGGTATCGACTACCTTTAGGACTTCCCAGCATTCCGGAATGTCAACCTCGAAAACCTCGGCCCACTTGGCCACCGCCGGGAATGGAATAACTCCCCGTTCGGTCCTGCTGTTCGAACAATCCAAATAGGCTCGCAAATAAATAGCCAGGTCCGGGCGATATCGGGGCATATTTTCAAGGGCGGGGACTCTTTTCCCTTTGGCCTGCATCGCCTGTAATGCCTCGACCTTTTCGCCCCACTCAATACCCCAAATAATCACCCGGGCGATACTTCCCCCATTTCCTGCACCTCCGCCGTGCGGAAGTTCGAAAACTTCCCGGATTCGTCCTGCACGATGCGCCACACCTCGGGGAACTCGACCAGCACGCGCAGGGCGTTTGCCGGGCTGTATGGGAGGGTTTCACCGTCGATTTGCAGGGTGCCCCGCCAGCCCACTAGAACGGCCTCCGCGTACACCTTTTTCAGAACCTCCGTGGCCGTGGCCTCGTCCAGCGTTCCCGCCGAAAGCGCCCGTTTGTGCGGGGTGAAATGCTTTTTCATCGCCGCTTCGTAACGGAGATTCCCCCCGCCCGCGCGCGCGATGGACAAATACAAATCACCCCCGAGGTGAACCTCGATCCCATGAGATTCAATCGCCGGGTCCGTGCCGAAGGTTTTACGCAAATCCATAACGGTCCTTGGAGTTAATCAGGGGAGAGGAGCGGGGGCCGGTTCCGGGCTCGGGGCCGCGATGGGGGCCGGGGGTGCCGGTACTGCGGCGGTTGCCCGCTCGATCAGCAGCGGGGTATCCGTCACGGCGTCATACAGGCCCGTCGCCACGCAGTCCGCCACCACGTCCTGCCCCGTGCCACCCGCCACGACGTTGACCTGTGTGAGCTTTGCGCGCGGGAGGGTGAAGGTGTAGGAATTCACCGGGTCGTCCGAATCGTTCACCGTGAACGAAATGGCAACCTCGGTTTGGTTTTTCAGGTCGTCCAGCAAATCCCCGTCGGCGTAATACAGGGAGAAGGCAAGGGTTACCTCTGCCTGCCCGAGATTCATTTCCCGCGCGCCGAGGTGGCCGATACATTCCAGCGCCCGCGCGTTATTGTTCAGGGTTAGCGTAATGTTGTTGAAACACTGCGCCGCCGTGGCAATCCCCGAAATCTCGATATCCGTCACCAGGGGCGCGGTAAAGATGGGGTTAAACACCGGGTCGATATACGTTGCACCCGCAATAATCGCCTGTGCGACGTTGTATTCCTTGGCGAGAATATCGAACGTCCCGGTAATGGGCGCATTCGGCGCGATGGTCAGGCTAAACCCGTTCATGATCGCGCCGGGGATCACGTGGTAATCGCTCAGAACGTCATCGATGGGAAGGGTTTTTTCGATGGTGAAACTCTTTAGGAGAGTCCCCACCGTGAGGGCATCGGTAGCCCAATCGTTCGCCATGGCCCCGGCCAGGAATTCCTCGAACCATGCTTCTTTGGCAAGCTCGAAGTTAATCGCGCCCGCGACAGAACCACCTGTCAAAATCGAATCCTCGACGGATCGATTCGGGTTCATCCCGGCGGAATTGGTGGTTGTCGGCGTGAAGCTCAGGGATTCACCCGTGAGGCGAACCACTTTGAACGCCGGGGTTGCAGGCGTGGTGCCATAGGTGGTTTCTTGAACCTCAGCAATCCGTACTTCGTCGGCGGAAATAGGCATGATTACACCCCTTTAAATTCGGTGGTCCCACGAATAGCCGACTTGGAAAACTGCGTCCAGCCATTCGCCATCATCGGCAGGGAAAAGAAACGCGGGTTGCGTTCCGGTTAATCTCACGTCCTGCAAATAGGCCACGGAAAACGCGGGCCGCAGGGTTTCAATTAAATTCATCACGGCGTTTTCGCCCTGGCCCGACTTTCCGACGGAATGGACGATGACCACCCCGGTATCCCGGAGGCAGGACGGCAAACCCACCGCGATGCGCTCGGAGGTGGCTTGCGGAAATTCCAGGGTTACCCACAAGTCGGCCGCCGTATTCAAATCCAGGGGAACCCCGATGGTTTCGTAATAGGGGACAGGCGAGGCCGCAGTAAGAGCGGCCCGGAATACATCCCGAACGTGCGCACTCATACCGTGCCCCCGCGAACTAATGCCTTATGCAATGTGGCCGTGGTCCCGTCATAACTAATCCGGCTTTGCTGCACGGTGTATGACTCCCCGTTTTGGGATAGGAACCGGTCGAATTTCATAAGGTACAAAATCCCCAGCGCAGTAAATGGGCGCGCATCGATAATCAAAAGCCCGTCCGCCTGCACCTCCGAATTCACAAGCTCGGCCGCCCGCAACCCCCGGAACGTGCACAGCACCGAAGGCACCAGCACCACACTCCCGCGCGTGAACGCGAAGGGCCGCCCCATGAGGCCGAGAATCCACCAGGGAGAGCCGCCCAGCATCACGGCACAATCTCCCCGAGATATTCCGAAATCTGCCCAGGCGAACAGCACGAACGGGTTGCCCCGAAATCCACCGGCACCCACGTATCGATTGCAGCCGCCAGGGTTCCCGCGAGTGAGGCCGTGGGCGAATCCCCCACCGTCGAAAACTCGACCGAACCCACGTCGGTAACCGCAACCTTTTTCGCGTTGAATCCGTAGGTGTTCCCCGCCTCCATTTGCGCCAGGGCGGCCCGGATGGCGTCCGCTGTTGCCATGGATACCCAAATGGGCGGGAGGGCCCCATTCGCTTCGTACTCGACCGTATAGGAGGCGTCCGCGCACGCATGGGGCAAGCACCGGCATTCGAGAGAATCGAACACTAGGCGGCCCTGCAATTTGTCCACGCTGTATTCCGTGGGTTCGAAATAACTCCCCTGGCCCCGCTCCACGCTGATAACCCGGAGGATGGGAAATTCCGTCAGGTAGACGAGGCGGGCGGGCGTGATGAACGAATCCCGGTAAGTGCCTTGCACAAAGGTCCGTCCCGTCAGCGCGAAGATTTGCCCGAGGCACATTTCCGCCAGGGCCGTGATAATTTCATCCTGCGAGGTATCCGCCTCCGGAATACCCAGGAGGGTTTTTAAATACTTCACCCATTCGGTCAGCATGGCGGCCCCCTATTCCTGCACCGGCTCGGGTTCGGGGGTGGGCGCGGGGGCAGGCGCGGACAGGGGCGCGGGCGCGCGCGAGGGGCCCGCCAGGGCGCTAGAAACCAGGGCCCGGACCAGCTCCCCCACCTCGCGGGTTTGCGTGGCGTAGAGGGCCCGCATTAGCTCCACCTCGGCCCGCGTGATGTCCATCGCCGCCAGGGCGTCCCGGGCCGTCGTGGTCACGTCCGCTAGCTGGCGTTCAAGCTCGGCCACCTTTCCCCGCAGTTCGGCCGCCTCCGCGCGCGCGCCCGTGGCGTGCCGTGCGATGGATTCCCGAATGGACGTGAAAACCGGTTCCAGGCTTTGAATAACGTTAGGCATATTCCATCCCTTCGAAGCTTTGGCGTAGGAGCCAAATCAACATGCCGGTTTCTTCGGGATCGTCGGCGGTCGGGTCATCCTCCGGGGGGTCATCCTCGGCCGGGTCAATTACGGGTGCCGGTGCCGGGGCGGGTGGGGGTTCATTTGCTTTAGAGAGCGGGACGTATTGCATTTGAATGCGTGGCTCGTCCCCGCCTTCGACCGGTGGGAGGTTTTCATCTTTCCGGACTTCGTTAATTGATTCCCACCCACCAGCGAGGGCGGTTTGATGCACCTTGAATCGAGTTTCCGAATCAGTTCGGAAAAGTGCATCCAAATCAAATTCCAGGAAAGTACGAGCGGTAAAACCAAAGAATTTATCGAAGACACTTTCGATTGACTCCAGATGCCATTGCAAGGTCGATTGGTAATACAGCCGGGTAAGCTGTTCGCTGTTGCGATAGGTGACCTTCGACAGGTCGCCCAGCATGAACATCGGAACCCGGAAAACCCGGGCGATATCCTCCACGCTCCATCGCAATTGCTCGATTAATTGGGCGTCCACGGCGGTCATTACCATGGGTTCCCATTTCATCCCGTCGCCGAGAACCGCAACCTGCCCGACATTCCCGGCGGAGAAATTCTGTTTCCACTTGGCGGCGAGGCGTTCGGCGGTTTCCTTGGAAATCTTCCCCGGGGCCGTGAGGGTTCCGGAGGCGCGCGACATATTCGCAAAAAACGCCTTGGAGTTTTGGAGGATGGAATTCCCCGCCTGTGCCGATGCGCCCGCAGCGAAAAGGGGAGATACCCCAATCAGCGGATGAAATACCGTCGCCATGCGGTCGTGCAATACATCCCGGGCCGACAAAATCACGTCGGATTTTGAAATGCCCGCGAGCTGGTTCCCGTTCGAATTGCTCACCCCGACCCGGTAATAAATATCCCCGTCAGGGGTTACCAGGGGAACCGTTGTGCGCGGGTCCAATAGGTGCATTGCAACGGGTACGTTCCGGTCATCCTTTTCGAATACCACGAATGCAGCCCCGGCCAGGAGCTTGCCGATTACATATTGCTGAACGAATTGCAGGCCGGTTTGATAATGGTTCGGACGGCGGAAAAGGCGAACGGCCCAATGATCGGGTTTGTTCACCGCAATATCGCGGTCGTCCACTTCCTTGACCTTCATGGGTAGTTTGGAAATGTCGTCCGCAATCGTCATGACGCAGGCATACACACCCGAAAAGGCCAGGGCCGTTCCCGGGGTGCATTCCTTGTTCATTTGCCACGCGCCCGAGAATGGTTCCCGGATCAGGCCGGTAAACCCAAACCCGGAATCGCCGCTCGCGGGCGTGGCCGCAGGGGGGCGGTTTTGAATGCCCGTGGCGCGGGTTTTCGAATGGCGGCCCATGTGACCCCCTGTCAGGGTTTGGCGCGCATGTCGCGCCGGTCATACGTGCCGCGCTTGGGGGTCGGGGGCTGCTCCAGGGCCGCCACGTCCGCACGCGTGGCAAACCGCACCGCGACCAGTTCCCGGGCCTCGGCATCCGTCGCCACCTCGAAGCGGTCCCCCGGCCGCAGGAGAACCCCCCGGTGCCGGTAAATCGCTTGCGCGCGCATCGGGATCACGCTGCATCCCCCTCGGGCGCGGGCGCGGGCGTGGAGGCCGTTTTGCGGGCCGCTACGGCGGGTGGAGTGGGGGCCGGTGGGGGCGGTGCAGCCGTCACCGTCACGGTGAAGGTTTCCCGCTGGCCGTCCTGTGTCACGAACGTGGGCGAGTACGTGCCCGCCGCCGCGTAGGGAACGTCCTTGGTCTGCCCGTCCGCTGTCGCCGTCCAGGCCGTAGACGCCCCGGGGGATGCGGGATCGTTCGGGTAAATGGTGATATTCAGGGGATACCGCCCCGAACCCTGCACCAGTAACGTCGCCTTACCCGCGCCGCCGGAACATTCGAAATCCGATTGGTTATATGGGACCACCGGGTAAGGCCGGAAGATATCCGCGAGCGTGCCCGAGGGCGGAGCCGCGAAATCCCGGAGTTCCCCGAAATAGATTTGGTCGCCCTTGACCGCGCCCGCCGCGTCCGGAACAAAGGCGCTTCGAATTGCTTGATAGGTCGGCATGATTAACCCCTTTGCAAAAAAGTCCCCGGCACCTTTCGGTTAACCGGGGGGTGAATTACCACTGCAAAGAAATTAGTACGTGACGCCCGTCAGGGTTTGGACCGCCGCGCCGTTGCGCAGGAGCCAGTAAATAAACCGCTCTGCACGAAGGCCGAGCATGTTTTGTTGCCACAGGGAAACCATCGTGGTCGGCGGCGAGGTCGGCGCGTCATCCAGTTGGAGCGAGGCTTCACGCGACACGTCCAGGGTCACATCACCATCGTCCGCGAGAAGAATTTCCGAGGCCGACAGGAGAACCATGATGGTTTCCCCCGTGGTGCTGTTCAGGGGCACCGCCGTGCTTTGCACGATGGGGTATCCACGGAATCGGCCCTGTGCCACTTCGGGGAACGCATACACGTCCTGTGCCGTGCGCAGCATGGAGAGGTTAATCACCGTGCGCGGGTGCATGACCCACACGAAAGGCCCGGTCATCCCGGCCATTGCCATATTCGTAAGCAGCGTGGCAACGTCGGCCATGACCGCCGCCACGGTATCGCCCGTGGAGGGCACGGAGGTGCCCGCGTGCGTGATGGATTCGGGCGACAGGCCCGGAGTACCCGCCACGGCCGGATCGATGAATTGTTGATTCATGAACTCGGTAATGGCCTTGCGCAAATCCGCTTGAACCAGGGCCTCGGCCGAGGGCGACGAGAAACGGGCCAGTTCCTCCGTAATCACGGCAATAACCGCGATCTTCGAAAACGGAACTTGGATGGCATCGAAGCTCAGGCGGGAAACCGGCTTGCTCTTGCCTTCACCCACCCACCCGGCGGTCGCGCCCGCAGTTTGGCGGGGGATGCGGATATTGAACGGCACGCGGCGGAAACCCGTGATTTGGCCGATGATGGTTTCCGGGCGCAGGAGTTCGATAAACTCCGAGGCCATGGTTTGATATTCCACCAGCGTACCGGCCCACACCGGATCGGTCGTGGTGCCAGCCGCCACCGCAGCGCGCAGGACTTGCGCGACCTCGGGGGTAGTGTCATTCCATCGGGCTTTTGCGAGGCGTTCGGCGTCCCCGATACTGCCCTTCGCCGCCATGAGGGCAATTGCGAAGCGGGTAAAGGCCGTGCCCTTCGGGAGGTTGCGCACCACTTGAATGCGCGGGGTCGGGTCGGTATCGCCGCCGTAGGTGCCGCCGTCCGTGGCAGGCTTGGCCGCTGCCTTTTGAACCGCCGCCATGGCTTCCAGCTTGGCGATTTGTTCATCAAGGCTTTTCACCTTGGATTGTGCATCCTCGAATTGGACATTTTCGGTATCCGTGGAGGTGCGGTTTTCGGTTTCGGCGAGGTCCAGCAGTTCGGACATGGCGTTTACCGCCTTCGTCCGTTGGGCTTGGAGGTCGGCGATTCGTTCGACGATTGAGCGCATGGGGTTTCCCCTTTGAGGATTAACGGGCCTTCGCCCGCAGTTGTTGGACGAGGGCGCGCCGCCTTGAGAGGAATTGCGCGGGGTCATCACCGGAGGAAATCCGGCGGGTGAATTCTTCGGAGAGGCCGACAGAGCGGGCCGTAATCAGGGCATCCGGGTTTGCCGGAATACTCACCACCGAGATTTCCAGGAGCTTGTTTTCCGAGAAACGGAAGCCCGTAAAATCACCGCCTTCATTGCGGATAACTTCGGACTTGCCCGGAATAAACCCCACGGACAGGGCGCGGAGGGCCTTTTGTTCGGCCAGTCGGCGCATGAAGTTAACCGTGGGCGAGGTATCCTCGGCATAAAGGCGAAACCGGGTAAACAGTTTCTTTTGCCGGACCTCGACAGATTCCGCTTCCCCGATAATCTCTTTCGGGTCGTGCTGAAACAGCATCACGGAGTTTTTGCGGTACTCCGACAAATCCCAATCCTGCACCACGACATCCCCGTAACGGTCACGCGTGTGCGTGGAGGCGATGGCCTCGAATACGTACGGGTCAGGGGTTTGGGAAAGCTCGGCCGCTTTGAAAATCGGTGAATCCATGGGGCGCCTCGTCACGAGGGGCCGGGATTACCGCCACGAATGGCGCACCGTTGCCGAATTGGCGCGAAGCATGGGCCGCCAGGGCCTCCGTTTCAAGCGGAAAAAACCCCGCGATATCCATTCGCGTCCTGTGGACACGTTGATTTGTCGCGTTCGATATTCGCGTCTAGGATTCGTCCATGGAAACCCCGAACACCTCGACGCCCCTTGACCATCCGCCCGGGTGGGAGGTGTGGCCCAAAGCCCCGCAGGCGTGCGCCATCAAGGCCGGGCGGTTATTCGCAGGGCTCACCCAGGCCGAGGCGGCCCGGCTCGTGTATGTGACCGTGCGGACGTGGCAGAAGTGGGAGCGGGGGGATAGCGCGATGCGGCCCGGCTTTTGGGCGACCTTTTGCACCAGGGCAAAGGCTCACGTGCGTGCGCGCGAGGGCGCGGGAGGCGCTTAGGTATTACCCGGTTTTGCGTGGAATTAGTATCCGTGCATAATCGGGTTTCGTTTAACCACCTCGGGGAACCTAAACCATGTCCACCCTAGCCGAACTCATCGCCCAGCGTGACGCCCTGCAAAACCAAATCGACGAAGCCCGGAACGAGGGCGTGCGCGCCGCGTTCGCTTCCATCCGCGAAATCCTCGACGCCAACCAAATCACCCCGGGCCAGCTCGTGGCGCACTTCAGCGGCGGTAAGGCCAAAAAGGCGAACGGCAACGGCAGCGAGCGCGCGCCCGTGGCCGCGAAGTACCGCGACCCGGCAACCGGTGATTCTTGGTCCGGCCGGGGCCTGCAACCCCGTTGGCTCAAAGCCCACGTAGAAGCGGGCCGCTCGGTGCAGGAATTCGCCGTGCAATAAGCCGCCCGGCTACTTACCGACAGGGGGCGTTTGCCCCCTTTCCTTTTTGCTCGGCCGGTCCCGCTTTTTGTCTGTGGTGTCACATGAAACTGATGTCATACCCGTCCCCATTCGCAGCGTCAGCCGCCGCCGCATAAGAGGCCATCACTGCCGCCACCATGGCGTCAATTCGGGAGGCCGATTTAGACTTTTCGAGCTTGCGATTCCCCGCCGGGTCACTTACTGCCGTGCACCCCATCGCCGCGTACGTCAACACCGGGTTACCCCCGTGCAACAGCAGCGCATTTAATGCGAGGTGTTCCAGGGTTTCCACGCGCGGGGACATATCCTTATATCCCTGGCCGACTGGCACCCATTCAATCCCGTCACCGAACCCGAGTAAATCGGCGTGCCGCGTGAACTCGGTAATACGCCACCGGTCATATTGGAGGGATACCACCTCCATTCCCTCGGTTACTTTCTTGAGGTGTTCGATTACGAAGGCGTAATCAACGACCCGCCCAGGCGTCAGAATCAAGTGACCCTCCCGGACCCACAGGGGATAGGGAACCCGATCCGTCATGGCCCGTTCCTCGACCCCTTGCATGGGCGCGTACGCGAAGACCTTGAGGCCCACGGCCCCGGTTTCCGGGTCGTATACGGCCAGGACGGCGGCGGTAAGGTCCGTGCGCGAGGAAAGGTCTAGACCGATGTGAACCGGGTACTTATGGAACCATTCGGCCGGGGGCACGCGGGCATTCTCCCGCCACACCTCCGGGCTAATGAGGTTCGCCATCATCGACACCCGCTGATTCAGGTACAGATTCCGAAACCGGTTTTCAGTCTCGGGCATGCGCTTCGCCTTTTCGGCCATGGAGCGCATTTCATTCAGGGACCGATATTTCCCCAGGGCATAATTAGAGAGATACCAATTCGCCTCATCGTAAATATCCGCGTCCTTTGGGACGGTGAATAGTTGCGCGAAGATGGTTTCATCGCCCGAGGCAATCGCATCATCGATGATTTTCGATAATAGGTCCGCATCCGTGGCCGCCTGTGTCGAAAGAATAATCGAGAGAGGTTCAGCCTGCGCGCCGAACGCGGTTTCGAGTGCGTCAAAGAATGGGTCAACCGGGCCGACAACCTGGCCTAATTCGTCATGGAGTATCAGGGCGGGGTTTAACCCGTGGGCGGTTTTGGCCTCGGCAGATAATGCCTTGAAGGTCACGCCAGTAATCAGGCCCCGAATGATTTTCACCGAGTCCGAGATTTGAACGATGCCCTCTAGGTGGGGATTCATTCGAATGGACTTCGCCGCATAGTCGAAAATGAGGGCCGCCTGATCCCGCGAGCGCGCGGCGGAATAAACCTGCGAATTGGGTTTAGCCTCGGGCCCGTAAACGTGGCATTGCAGCAGGCCGGAATTAAACGCCGTCTTTCCGTTTTTGCGTCCGCATGAATGAATTGCCGTCCGGGTCATCATCGTGCCGTCAGGGCGAAGCCGCCCATATACCCCGCGCACAAAATCATCCTGTTCCGGCAGGAGCTTGAGGGGTTGCCCGATGGATGGCCCGTCGGTGACGTAGACGTGACGTTGCAGGAAGTCCCGCACGTTGCGATACCGCCAGCGCCCGCGCCTCGAAAGCTCGGCCTCGGTAGGGGCCACGCTCCCGGTTCGGCAAACCAGGGGCGCGGAGGGGGCTAGAACGGCCGACACGGCGTTTATTCCGCCTCGGGGTCGTCCAGGTCGTCAGGGGGCGGGCCGTAGCCCTGCAACAGCGGGTCAGCAGCGTTTTCGGTGGCCCGTTGCGCAAGCTGGTCCGTTTTGGTGACCGCGACGGCATTCCGCCCACGCTTCGCCACGTCCAGGCGCTGCGATACCGTCAGGCCCAGCATGGAGGCGTAATTCATCATTTGCCGGTGCGCGCGCCTCCACCGCTGTTCGATGTGGGCCGGGCAGGTTGCCACGCCGAGAAAAGGCCGCAGCATGTGGAGTTCGCTGCACGTCCGGCAATATTCCTCTAGTGCAATGGTATCGATGGGTTTTAGCCACTGAACCCCGCGAGATTCCACCGCCCGCCGCCAGATAAACGCCTCGCGTTCGGTCAGGTATGGGGGAGCTTCCAACCACAGGGGAACGGGTGGGTTTTCCTCCGCGTGGAGGCGTTCGGCCTCGTGTTCCGCCAGGGCGGCGAATACTTGCGCGGAGAATGCTTGCCGGGGTTTTCCCCGCAATGAAAAGGTGCCTGCCATATCAAAACCCCCTCACACGGTTAACCCACGTCAGGGTTTATTAATCAGGGGATGATTCGGGGTTATTGATGGTCAAGCGGGGGACCGGGGAGGTTATTTAGGGGCCGTTGGGGTTCACACTAAATGCC